AGTAGTCATTTCAAGAATATCTTCGCAACTTTTCATGTCACAATATGTCTTTGCAAAAGCCCTCCACAACCATAATTCTCGCCTTCGACGATGAGGACCAGAATCTAACATAGAGTCAGAGTAACTATTGTAAAGAAAAGAAGGCATGGGATAACGCCAAGTATTATAATTATTAGGAACAGTAGTTTCTTTATATGCTAAAATTTTATGTTCTTTTAGTTCTTTTTTAATTCCGCATAATTCTTTATCCTCTAAAGAAATTTCTGATATAGGTGGCAATGCAGAGTTTTTTGAACACAATGATAAATCCCAGTAATTGAATGAATAATTGCCTCCAATGGTTATTACAACTTTATTCATTAAACGATTTACTAGAAAAACAGATAAGGGTGGATAAAAAAACGATTCTATCGCCCGAGTGCGTATCATGTATTCAATGCCTAAATTCATTCTTTGTAGTTCTCCCAATCATCTTCGGGAGCATCTTCATCATCATCTTCATTTTCATCATCATTTTCATCTTCATCCTCGTCTTCATCATCATTTTCATCATAATCTTCGTCATCTAAACCATTTTCCCAGGAATATCCCCAATCGTTTTTAGCGGTGCCATCTTCATCATTGTAGTACCAACCATCGTCTTCATTAAACATAAAATCGTCTCGTTCTCTCATTTTAGATTTATTCCTTTTATACTTGTTGATTTCTCTTTTTAACCATTTCTATCTAAATAATTAAGAAAAGTGCTTTCCCTATTAAAGAGGATCAAGATGAAAAAATTAGCCTCATTAGTTTTTTTAGTCATATTTTTTGGTTGCGCCGAAGCATTGCTTATTAGCCCTATTGTAACTGGGGTTCTTATGTGGATGGAAGGAGAAGCTACTCAATATTATTCCCACGACTCCGAAACACTCTACAGAACTACTAAAAAAGCCTGTAAAGAATTAGATTATCCTATCCTCCAAGATGAACCTAAAGAAGATTCAAATTATTATATTGTAGCTGGTGAGAATAATCGTTTCAAGATCAAGATACAACAAGTAGAGCCAAAAATTTCTGTTGTTAAATGTAGAATTGATTTTTGGGGAGACAAACCCTATGCAGAATTACTTTATAAAAATATTGACGATCAATTGAGCGTAATTGAATTTGATGAACACGGTAATCCAGTAAAATTACGACAAAGAGATGAATTTTTCATCAAACCATAAAAGTTCTTACAAGTTTGTCGTCTTGTATTTCCCACATTTTGGCATCTTCTTTACCCACTGATTCGTTTTGTAAAATAGTTAATGCACACATCCTGGCGTCATCAAGAATATCATCGTTAGATGGTAAAGAGGCGTCCACTAACTCACCACGATTATTAAATTCATAAGATCTTTCATTGGCCACTTCTATATCTAATTTAGCCAAATCTAAATCGCCAACCCCCAAACTAGAAACAAATCCTTCTGGGATGAGGTTGGCTAATTTAACAGTTTCTTTTTCTCTAACAACTGCGTAGGTTCCTTCTTTATCTTTCGTAATTTCTGTGACTCCTTTGGTGTTCTCTAAAACATCTTTAATATTCATTGATTGAAGCATAAAGATTTTTGGTTCTAAAATATTGCGTTTGCCAAAAACATTTTTCATTGTTTTTTTATCTTTTAGACTAGCTTTTTTTAACATAGCTCTAGCAATGGCGTTGTGATATTTAGGAACACGAGGACTCATCGTCACTCCACAACGTAGATAATAAAATGCTTTGTCTCTAGCTGTTTTTAGAGCTTCAAGTTGATTCGTTCCAGTTTCTTTTTCTTGTTCAAAAAAAGCCACTAAAAGATCATACCAAGTGCCAAGAAAAACTCTGCCAAAACTATGACATTCTCTTGCTAATTTATTGTTAGGAGCATCTTTGGGTAAACGAGAAGGATTTATATATTTAAATCTGTTAATGGCATTTCTTAACGCACCTTTATAACTATTGTCTCGAAGCAAATGACAAATAGCATTGCCCATCTCTTCGGAAAGTCTAGAAATTACATTGTGCTTTCTAAGATCACCATTTGTTTCTTTAAGAGCATGTTTAAGAGCTTCATCATATTGCATTAAATGACACATGGCAGTAATGTCAGCATAGGCTTCATGAAAAGCCCAAATTTCAATAGCTTGCACACTCCAAAAATCTGGTCGTTGAGCATCCAATAAAGCATGACCAAGCTCATGAGCTACTACGTCAGAAGAATCTGCTGTGAAAATCATTTTTTTTGTCACCGGATCAAAATCATGAAAAAACTTTAAATGCTGTCGATCATAATAAGCATTAAGATCCTTTCCGGCTCTAGGAATTATCTGGAGTTTGGGTGTCCCTGGCCAACGTCTGATCGGCATGTTTTTATGCTGAGTCATTTTAATTGTATTGGCTATAGTCATAAAACATGAAGCAGCTTGAATGCTAATGGGATTTTTAGATAATTGACCGTTCCAACCCTTTACATTAATTGGCAAGCTCGGATTAGACGGTATGTTGAGCTTGGTTTTTAAATCAGGAGTGGTAGGATCATTTATTAAATATTCTAATTTGCCTTTGATTGTAAGAGATTCAATTAAACCTAGTGGGGGATGATTTAAACCTAAAAAATTTAAAATTTTTGAAAAATCCATAATTCTACTCCTAATTAGTCTTTTAGTATGTAGGAGAATTAAGTGATAAGAAAATTTATTGATGTAAAAAAAACTAAAGATCAAGTAGAAAATAAAATAGAATCATTCGTTGGAGAAGGAGAGCTAGACGAATTTAAAAAATTTGCCTTTAAAGGACAAATGATTCAAATGGCTATCGCCTTTATGTTGGGCGCTGCTTTTAACTCTGTTGTTAAAGCTCTTGTGGGTAATATTTTCATGCCAATAATTACCTATAGTCTTTCTTGGACTGGGACTAGTTGGCGCGAATTTACCTATACGCCCATAGAAGGGCTTACATTAGAATTTGGAAGTTTTGCAGGTGCGTTTTTAGACTTTTTCATAATGGCTTTCCTTCTATATTTGCTTTATAGAAAATTACTTAAACCTCTTTGGCAAAATGATCCTAAAATAAAATGTATCGAAACTAAATGTTGTCCCCATTGCAGAAGCAAAATCCATTGGCAAGCTGCCAAATGCCCCATGTGTGTATCTGAATTAGAGGTAATATGAATACAGAAAAATATGAAAAAGAAATGCAGGAACAGCGACTAATAGAAGCAACAAAAAAAGGCTTAACAGGTCGTGATGGAAAACTGTCGGTTATATTAAAAGTTTTAGGAGATCCAATTATCTATCATTCTATGCATGGAGGATTTGTAGATTCAAGTTATTTAGATGATCCATACGCCCCAAATGAATCTATTGAAACAGCACGTAATCATGAAGAAATTAGAGATCGAATGCCTATGGAATTGGGAAGTGATCCAAATGATCCCAAGTCTCCTATTGGCATACCTGGAGGAACTGACGAGCGAGATCCTAGTAGTCAAGAATGGAGAGCAAATCCTGATATAGGACAAATAGGAGAAGAAGTTGTTGGATGGAATTTTGATGGATTAAATCAAGGAATGCATTTGGAAATTCGTTATATGAGTAGTGCATTAACATGCCACTACAAAGGTTATGAAGTATACAAAGAGCTTCGAGGAGAATTGGTAGGATATGCCCCAATTGATGAATGGGAAGAATGGATTGACAAATTGTATAAGGTTGCTCGCAAAAAACTTGGAAAAAAAGAAATAATTCAGTCTGTGGAAAATGAAAAAGAAGCTGAACGCAAAAAAGCAAGTTGGTGGGCTAGTTTTAGGTTGAGATGGGGATTATAATTTGCAAACAGATATAGAACAACAAAAGCCCGTCGATTCGACGGGCTTTTGCATTTCATGATAATCACGAATATAATATTTTACTTTTGGCTCTCGATGATATTGCTTTCTTCCAAGAGGAAAATTATACAGCAGAAATTTTTTTCCATTTAGAATTACAGCACTAATATGACCCATAATAATGCTGCAAATTCTGCCCCTATAATTCCGTATAGAATAAGAGGGTTGTTGGATTTTTCTTTTTCTTCAACTCGTTTTTCTACAATATTCTGAACAGAAACCGTTTCTGGTGGTATTGATACCGCTGCTGTATCGGCTCCCATTACTCCAGCCAAAGTCATTACGGCATCTTTAATGTCTTCACGTAATTCATCACGCGTTACATTACAACCTTCTTCTTCTTCGGGAATAGAAGATGTGGAAATAATACGATCTCTTACTTGAAGTTTTGCTTCTCCCAAATCTTCCACTTGAGTTTCAAGGACTTCACCAGACTCTTCATCAACAACTTCGGTTTCTCTGCGGTAAACGCAAGGACGCCGTTTTACCGTTTGACGATGTGCCAAGCGGAGTTGTGGCTTGGGCTCTACAAATGTCTCGATAACTTCGACACTTTCGCCGGAAGTATCTTCAACGGACTTTATTAGCCTTTCAGCCCTTCGACCATCTTCTAAAGTGATTTTTTCTTTAATTTCATCGACCATAACATACTCCTGCTTTATTGGGTCTGACCTCTGTGCTTATATATGTAATCAACACACAAATTAAGATAGTATGATAAAAACACTTTTATGGAGGAGTTATTAAATCTGCCGCTACTAAAGTATGAGGTGTAACAAATTCTCTCAATAAATCACCAGCACCATCTAATTCTCGAACGATACTTCTTGCCAAATCTCCCGCTACAGCTCCAGCCGGATAAATAATAGAGGTTGTAGTAGTGGCCACTGCTGCTAATGAATTATTTGTAAATGAAAACGTGGAAGATGCTCCCTGTACTAATTGCCAATCTTCTTGGGCAACAGAAGAATCAAAATTTAATGTATTTCCATGAGCATCTACCGCATTATCAATAATATCATTATCTACATGTAAAGTTCCAGCATGTAATTGGATTAATTGATTACAACCATCTGGGTATAATGGTGTTCCATTAGCGACATCGAGAGTAAAAGGATCAGTTGCAGATGCGGGTGTAGGACTATTAAAAACTGTATGACGGGCAAAATATGTTGGCAATTCTGCTACACCTGCTTTTAAATTAAAATTCAATACTGTTTCTGCACGTCCTTTAACAACAAAAAATTTCATTCGTGTTTCAGGATAATTTTGCTTGATAAGAATTCGATCACGGGGTTGGTGATGTTCTGTAAATTTACCTAAACTAGCTGTAAAGTATGAACTAAATACAGTATGAGCATTAAGAATTTCTACAATTTGCCACGGACTCATAGTGGCTATCACCGCTGTGAAGTCTACATTTGTGTCATCTGTAATATCTACCGCTAATTGAATCCAATTGAGATAACTCCCACCCAAAGCATATTGCAAAGTTAAAGTATTGGTAGCGTTTCCATCTCCATCATTACCAGAAAGATCATAAACGGGAGGATTTCCAACAGGTTCTCCCCAAGCACAAATTAATTCATCTCCTCTACCTGCATTGACTGGACAGGGAAATGTAGGATGGTGAGCGCGATCATCAATTACCCAAACACCCCAATAATCATTAAGAAACGGATTCATATACCAAGTCATGTTTATTTCCTCATCTATTTAGATGCTATATTTATGTAGTAAGACCAATTAAAAAAGCCTCCTTGCCATTAGCAATGAAGGCTTTTTTCTTTTTTAGAAAGAATTAAATTCCTTCTGTGACCACTGTAGCCAAATTAGCCCTGGTCAGCGTTGTTGAATTTTGACGACGAGCGGGAGTGATCTTTCGCAGCTTCCGCCTAGCATCAATTTGACGAACAGTAGCAATTCTATCCCGACGATAACTCTTAACAGGAGCCATTGTTAACGTATTTCGGGTCATATTGCCTTCACGAAGCTCATATCCCGTAATCAAGGTGGATGTAACATTGGTTACAGCCACAACCCGTCGAACAGGATGGGTGTGCTTGCCTTGATACCAAAACCGAGCAATTGGTTGGTTTCGAACAAGCGGATAAAAATTAGACATGTCTAACTCCTTTGTGTATGTGCGTCTACCTTTCCGTAGACGTTGCACTGGTAAATGAGATAACTAAATTTAACAAAAAAGTGGTTTTTATGCAATGCTAGTTTTATTCTATTTCTGATGTGGATGAAAATATTGGTTCGTCATTGGCAATTGCTATAACAGATAAACGTTTAGATAAAAGTCCATTAAGCATTAAATTACCTGTGCGCATTTGCTCTGCCCAACGTACGACCTTTGTAGACTCTTCTTCTGTTAAACCATTCAAAAGACAATTTTCTAGGATAGAATCTAGTTCTTCTGGGGAAATTGAAGCAAATTTGCCATCTTCTTCAAACCAATGAAGATCATCAAAAGGGATAATTTTACTAAGTTTCTTATAATCCATATCATCCTCATAATTAAATTCTGATAATTAAAGATAAATGATATCTAATCAGGAGTCAATGGCAGTTTTTTTCTTCTTCTTCCACTTACCTAAAAAATCCCAAGTAAAGAAACTTATTATGCCGCCACCCACAGCTTGAAAAAACCATATTAAAAAAGAAGTGGTTACAGGCTCGATAAAATTTTTTCGGTCAACTTTTTCAGGCGCGTTCATAGTGCCTCCTTAAATTGCCTTCTCTGAAGATATATAGTTTGGCAACTTAGAAAGGAGAAGTGATGGAAGAAAAAGTACAAAAAAAACCTGTAAGACCTGATAATTTGGTCTGTCCTACAGAACCATTCGAAGATTATTACAAGCGTTTTGATAACGTAAATGAAATTTTAGAAGATTCAGAATTCAAAGAAGTGTATTCACACTTTTATGATTTTGACAAATTTGAAAAAGACATTCCTATTCGAGAAACAACAGAAGATCAAGATTTTTTTACGCCCGATAAACAAATTGCAGAATTAATGAAATGCGCTCAAAGTTTTGTTTATTGGTGCCATCGTTATGTAAAAATTCTGCACGCCGTTCATGGAACTATTCCGTTTATTCTTTACAAGTATCAAAGACATGTTGTGAATGAGTATGCTAATCATAAGTACAACATGATTAGCAAATTCCGTCAGGGAGGATTGACAACTGTTGCTGTTCTTTTTGGACTTTGGAAATGTCTTTTTGATAAAGACCAACAAATATATGTTTTGTCTAAAACTGATCGCGAAGCTCTGGCTGCTGGTGATATAGCCAAAAAAGCTATGGATAATTTTCCTTCTTGGATGTTCGATCAAAATAAAGCAGACATAAGTAAGCACGAAAAGAAATTTGGGGACACGGGTTCAAAAATTTCTTTCTATACACCTGAAGCTGCTCGTGGTAAATCAGCCACACTCATTATCATTGATGAAGCTGCATTTATTCCAGATATGTATGAGCACTGGAAAGCTATGTATCCAGTTATTGCCACAGGTGGAAATGTTGCTGTGGTGTCCACGGTAAATGGATTGGGAAATTGGTATTACGACATGTACAAAGATTCGGAGGCAGGAGAAACCTTCTTCCGTATCATTCAATTGGATTACTGGGAACATCCCGTTTATGCCAACCCAGAATGGGCTGAACAGACAAGGGCAAACATTGGAGAAAAGGCTTGGCAACAAGAAGTCTTACGTGACTTCCTTGGCTCTGGCGATACTTATATTCCGTCGAGAATTATCGGTCATCTAGATCAATTCACGCGTCACAATGCTCCTTTGAGAACCGCTTTCAATAAATGGGAAAACAAAAATGCCAAAGATAAACGATCCAAAGTGGATTGGGAAAGTGGAGCGCTTTGGATATTTAAAGAACCAATTGATGGTCATGAATATATCATCGGTGTGGATAGTGCAGAAGGAGTGGGGGTCGGTGGTGATAATTCTACATTTCAAATTTTAGATGTGGGCACATTAGAACAAGTTGCTGAGTTTTATAGTAATGTTATTCCTCCTTTTGTATATGCTCAAATCATCAATCAAATAGGTTTGTATTATAATACCGCTACTGTTGTGATCGAAACAAATGGAGTTGGCAATGCTGTGTTGAGCAATCTCCAGAATGATATGGCATATGAAAATCTTTATTACGATCATAAAAAGACACAACAAGTTCCAGGTATCAAAATGGGACCGGCAAACCGTGGAGTTTTTCTAGAATCTCTTCAGTCTCGACTCATTAATGGTACTGTTCGTATCAATAGTAAAAGATTTGTTAATGAACTAAAAACATTTATTTTTAGTCCACAAAGAAAAAGAGCTGAAGCAGAAAGAGGAAAGCATGATGATGCCATTATGGCAATGGCTTTGGCTTTATATATCAGAGACGATCAAATGCGAGGAATTCCAGTAGGCTCAGAAATGCCAGAAGAAGTAGTGAAAATCTTCAAAACTAATGTATATGAAGAAATTAAAAAAGAAATACTTCAAGGTAAACCGACAGATCTATTCTCTGATGATTATGGCAATCCCTTAGAAAATGAGGGAGAAGAAATTCTTGTTCCTAGCTTTAATATAAAAAGGAAAAATGACAAACTTCTTAAAGAATTCGGGTGGGGTCTAATTCCTTTTATACCAATGGGTTATGAATATTTGTTTAATTTGGGTGGTGGATTGCTATTATAGAGTACAAAAATAATAACTGAAATTAAAAAATTGCGTAGTGATGGTAAAACATACAAACAAATTTCAGAAATTATTGATGTTAGTCCAACAACTGCAAGAAATATAACCAAAGGAATATCCTGGAGCTATCTTCAATGAAAACAGAACAATCTAAACAACTAATGCAGAAAGCTCTTAGTAAATTGCCTCAAGATTTTGCTTTAAGAGAAGCTCGGCGTCATTTGGCTCGGGCTATTGTAGAATTAAATAAAGTAGAAGACAAACGCGAGAAACGAACTAAGCAAACACCACTAGAGCGATGGAAACTTGATTTGGAAACTTCTTCTCTTATGGCTCCCAGTTTAACTTCACAACAACAAGTAAATGCTTTGCAACAACTTGATGTAATGATTGATAATGAAAATAAGAAAATATCAAAAATAGAAAATCCAGCAGATGATGATCTATTAATTGACTAAATGTTTTAAGTGTTTTAAATAATATAAATGTCGTTCATAGGAATCTTGAGATTTTTCCAGATACTCTGGAGCGGGTTCGTTTTCTACCATAAAACTTTGATGTGTGGGCTTTAGTTCTTCTTTAAGATTAAGAAGTTTTTCAATGCAACTAAACGCCCTGCCATTAGACAAATCATTCCACGTCACTAATAAAGCATTTGGTGTTCTTTTGGCCATCTCGCATATCCGGCGAAGTCTAAAACAGTAATATCTATAAGCTGATTTTGCCCCTTTTGTGCAAGAAATTATGTTTAAACTTGGTCGCGCTGGGCGTATGACATATATGAATTGACAAAATTTATACAAAGCTATGGTTGATAACTGAGTATTGTAAAGTAAATGATCTCCATAAATAGCAGAGGAATTATTCGTTTTGTGTCCGGATTCAAAAAGCCAATCCAAATCACTAACACTCTCATAGTTTGTGTTGCTTGTGTGGATTTTAATTCGTGGGTTTTCGTTTAAAATTCTAACTAATTCTGTTGAATCAGACCCAAGATGACTTATAACAAAAGTTACTTTCTTCATAATTAGATTATAGTGTTATGAAGACCAAAAGGCTAGATATAAACGGCAACTAGAAAATTAAATGAGGTGAAAATATGCCGTGGTGGGATTTTTATAAGTTATGGACTTATAATTTTGAAAAAGGTCCATTAGAAAAAAGACGAGATAGAGAAACACAACAAACAGGTGCGGGAGTCGGAGTCCCGGATGCTATACCCGACTTGCGTGGAGAAGCCTGGGGTGGAGGTGCGCAAGGACAAATTAGACTTCACGATAGTAATGATTTTGTTGATCTGTCTTCTGTGACAAATAGACAAGCCCGATACACAGAATATGAAAGACTTCGTAATGTGGCTGAAATTGAAATGGCAATGACCGTTATGGCTGATGAAGCCTGTGTCCATGGAGATACAAAAATAGCCACTCTTTGGGACGGACACAGAAGTATCAGATGGCTCACAAAACGATGGGAAACAGAAAAAAAACCTTTCTTAGTATATTGCTATGATTTTAAAAAAGAAGATTACAGTTTGGGATGGGCTTATGATCCGCGAGTTGTAAAGAAAGCAGAAACAATTAGAGTGGGTTTGGACGATGGGTCTTATTATATTCTAACTCCCGATCATCGTATTTTACTTCCAGATGGAACATGGATTCACGCAGGGGAGTTGAAAAACGGTGATGAATTAATGGCCTTTTACAAATTGCCCCCAAACCGATTATTAAATGATTTAAAGGTAGGTCAATTTCCTAGAATTCTCACAAAAGAAGGATGGAAACACGAACGCCAATTTATTAATGAATGGAAAGGTATTGTCGAAAATCCAAGATATAAAGATGTTAATCAAGCCTGTAAATTGGTTTGTGGTGGATTGTCTTCTCGCAAAATTGAGAAAATGATGAAACACCAATGGAAAAGTATTTCTTTTTGGTTGCGTAAAGAAGGATTCACAAATGAAGAATTAAAATGGCTAGGAAAACGCCGAAAAACAAGACGGGTTCTTACAGTATCATCATATAAAGAAGTAAATGTCTATGACATGTCTGTAAAGGATCATAAAAACTTTTGTACAGAATCTATCGTAATGCACAATTGTCAACGCTCTGAAGATGGACATGTTTTTAAAATCCATGTTGCAAATGCAGAAATTAAAGAAGAATTGGAATTTCTCTTCTTTAATAGAAAAATGCTGAATATGGATAGGAGAATATGGGGTTTGACTAAAAAATTAATCATCATGGGAGATGGTTTTTATGAGCTTATTACCAACCCAGAAAATCCAAAAGATGGCATCCTTAGAATACAGGAACTTCCTCCTGATAGTGTTTATAGAATCGAAACTACTAAGTGTAGATTGGTTGAATTTCAACAGTCTAAAGAAGGACCAGATTTCCAAAGCCTAACTAGAACCGAAGTAACAAAAGCTACAGAAGCGGACTTGCAACAATCAACTGCAATTAGATTTGCTCCTAAACAACTTATCCATTTTAAAATAGGTGATGAAAGAAAAACTTTTTATCCTTATGGACAATCCCTCATAGAACCAGCGAGAGGTCCGGCTCATCAACTTAGATTGATGGAAGATGCGATGGTTGTATATCGTCTCACCCGCGCACCCGAACGTAGAGTTTTCTATATCGACGTTGCACAACTTCCCGCATTCAAAGCTGAAGCGTTTATGGAACGGATGAAAGATCAATTCCGTAAGAAAAAAGTAGCAACAAGTAGAGGTGGTGGACAAGGAGCTAATGCCGTTGAGGAACGATGGCACGCGCCCGCAATGGATGAAGATTATTGGCTGCCTATTAGACCTAATTCAAATACAAGAATTGAAACCCTACCTGGGGCTCAAAATCTTGGAGAAATTGATGATGCTCTATATTTTAGAAATAAATTATTTGCAGCACTTAATTTTCCTAGAAATTATTTCAATAACGAAGATCCAAATCAAACACGAATTACCCTATCTGCCCAGGATGTTAAATTTGCTCGAATGATTGAGAGAATTCAAGGACATGTAGCAGAAGGAATGATCGAACTTGCTGAACGACATCTGGAATTAAGAGGATTTCCAGATGAACAATATGAGGATCTTAGAATTGAAGCAACTCCTCCTTCAGCTTGGAAAGAATTAAGCGAAGCAGAAGTTATCAATCAGCGTATTCAATGGATAACTGGGCTAAAAGGCTCCATGATTATGTCGGATCGAGACTTATTGACCAAATATGGCAATATGTCAGAAGAAGAAGCTCAAAAAATTGAAGCTCGTAATAAAATTCAAAAACTTGAAGAATTGAAATTGCAAATCATCGGACAAAATCCTCAATTGCTTGGAGTAGGAGTTCCAGGACAACCAAGTGGAGAACAAGAATTAGGTTCCGAAACAGGAGGACCAAATCCAATGCTCGGAGAAGAACCTCCTCCTGGTGGAGAACAACCTCCCGGAGAACAAGGAGAACAACCTCCCGGAGAACAAGGAGAACAGCCTCCCGGTGGAGAACAAGGAGAACAACCTCCATCTAAGTCTGGTGGTTCTAGTGTTCTACCCACTCCATCTAAAGATGAAATTAAAAAGTATGATCTCGATATCGAGGACTACGATAGAGAAACAGATGCAGAGGATATAGATTATAGTGAGGAATCCTAGTGAGTCCAATTGATACAAGACGAGATAATTTTTATAAAAAAATCATTTGGGCTTTAAGAGGAAAAAATTGAGCTTAAAACTTTGGTTAGAAAATAAAACAGTAAAATGGATAGTTCCTTGGCCTAATCGAGAAGGCACAGGTAATGAACCCCATATTTTCGACACACCTCCAGAATTAATTCAAGGTGATTATGTTTTGTATCATAGTGCCAACATGTCATATGCAAAAAGCATATTAGAACAACGAAGAGTAACAAAAGATAATTGGGGAAAAGTCGGAATTTGCACAACTCCAAAAGCAGCTAGTGCTAAAAATAATATGCCGGTTGTTGTGAGAATGATAGTTGATAAAGAATGGCTCCTTTCTCAAGAAATTACTAGAGAAGGTAGCGGTAAAGATCAATGGTTAATTGAATCTGAAGAAATTCCCCCTAATGCTATTAAAATTATTGGAACTTATAGCGTTAGGGGGAAGAAACAATAATCCTTATTTCCAATTGTTCGGTAGGACATTAGGGGGATTGACGGTTCCTGGAGGGTTGGACGAATCATCCGAACCATGAAATTTGTGGGGATCTGCTCGTTCATCTCCACTCATCTCCTGCCCTAAAACATTGGCAGCTTGATCTAATTGATTGGTCGCCTCTAATATTTGACTTTTGTATTTTTTCCACCGTGGATCTAATCCAAAAGTGGTCCTAATATTCCTCGAAAGCGCCCTAATTTGATTTTCTGCACCATGGATTGTATGAGGCTCTAAAGGTGGGCCATCTATAGATTGACTATACGAATACCCATCTTCATTTACTCGCCATTCTCGAAAATATCTCATTCTCCTCCTCCTTCTTCTGATCCTGCATTTGTATCTGGGGCTGCGGGCATTATTACGTCTTGTTCGTCTCCGCGACGTTCGCTATTTCCTAGCCTATCAGCTTTAGTAATTTCTGGATTTTTATCTAATTTTTCAAACTCATCTTTAATATCGGGATCTTTGTTGCTTAATTGCTCAAAGAAATCTTTAGTCTCTGGTTCATACCGATCCCATGCTAATTTTATTATCTTAACAAGTAAATCCATATTGGCATTTGGATCGTCCATTCCACTAGATTCTCTTAATTTTACATAGCTGTTGAATGATTTCATAGATAAACCTCGTTAGTTTTTGCGTCCTGAAGCATACTATAGTAATAGCCGCCATCTTCCTATTTAGGCATCAGGCAACTGATTGTTAAGAGCGGCAGAGAAACAAATAAAATAAAACTATATACAGACACACACGGGGTGTTGAAGTAAGTGGAATATTCCACACCACAAGCCTGTAGCTAATTAGGAGTAGGCGATCATGAGAAGAAAACTCATTAACTTCGATGTTTTTGAAAGAATCGAGAAAGACTCACTATCTACCGCCCAGGAAGAACTAGCGAAAGCAACTCCCGTTCTTGCCAAAGCTCTTCATGAAACAGATCTGCGACTGCATTGTTTCGGTCCAGAAAATGCAATTTATGAAACCCTTAACGGAACCTTCATTCATACGAATTATCAAATGAAAGAAGGTTTTATAGAGTTTGATAATGTAGAAGAGTTGGTAATCAATGAAGAGACAGAGCGAACTGAACAACGTCGATTAATTGGCGAAATGTTAGACGCTTTGCTTGAAAATGAGAGCACAGAACGGGCTGAGTCGTTGTTTAATGAGTTCTTGGATGTTCCAAGAACTCGTCGTGTTTTTTCTGAATCTAAAAAGAAAGCAGCTTTGTTCGTCAAGAAAGATGATGACGAAGAAGAAGAAGATGGCTTTCGAAAAGGTAGATGGGAAGATGATGGCGACAAAGGTCGCAAGAAGAAGAAAAGTAAAGGTAAACCAACCGCCAAATTGTTCGCGGCTAAGAGAGAGAGTGTCAAAAACACCATGGCCGATTGGGGCGTAATGGTAAATCAAATTTTTGATTATCTTGATTATAAAGAACATGGACCAGCAATCAAAGAGTCAACAGCCAAGCATGATGAAAAAGGTAATGTAATTGCCCTTCGTATTCCGTCCGAGAAATCGCGGAATGAAATGAAAATGCTTGAGTTCGATTGGAAAACTCTTCAAACCGATCTGCTTAGTGGACGAAAGAAAGCTAAAACGCAAGTCGCTGAAGATGTCGAGTTCTGTAAGGCTATCGCTGATCTTAAACGACAAAACGCTTTATCCGATAATGCCGCTCTCGAAGAGGCACTCGAAAATATCGTGACCACATGGCCCGGTGTTTTGTATCTGACACAAAACGAATTGTCCGAAAATATTAAAATGGCATTGCAAACTGTAGATGCTACTAATTGGGATGACCAAACTTGTGAGTTCATGTCAGAAGGTATTCTAAGAACCGCCCATAAAGCATATGTGGATCGTGTTGCTAGAGTACTGAAATTGGCTGGAACTGTGCCGTGCAGAGATTGTGAAGATCCTTATGCACAATTCAAAGAAACTGTAGATCAATTCTACGTAACTCTCGATGAATCCGCCGTGTTGGATATGCAAGTCTTTGTAGACCTTTATGAAGCCATTCGTAATGTGCATAACATGGCCGCCAGTGAAGAAAATCATCTGCTCCGTGCAGAAGCAGCAAGTCATCTAGACGAATTGCTGCCCATTGTCAAACAACAATCTCAGAGTCGATCCCAAATTGCGGAAGCGGCTGCTGAATTCTTGTGGACTATTGTTGAATCTAATCTGGAAGGAATGGATTGGAATGTCAGCAATACACCTCATATCACCGTCTCTGGAGATCATCCGGCTATGGCTGAAAAGGCTAAAGTCAAATATGCTCCTTCCGCCGATTTTGATGCTAGTCCTGGAGATCAATACGCTCCTCAACTAGATGACCAAGGTGGAAGCTATAAGCCAGGTGGCGCTGACCAAGTGAGAAATAATTCTTGGGGTAATGAAGGTGGTGCAGACACCTTCCCATCACTGTCGAACCCATATATCTCAGCACCGTTTGGTGACTACAAGATTAAGGGCGAAAAGCACGTAGATGCTGACAGTGGACAATTGGCGAATTGGGGTGACGGCAATACTTGGCCATCACTGCAAAACCCATATGTGCCTCAAGCCGAAACGCCCCAGACCGATAAGATGAATCAAGGGCGTGAACAAGATCTAGTCGTAGACAAATAAGGAGGAGGAGTTATGGAACAACTTCTGGAACATGATACCCCCCCCGGAACAGTCTACGAAAATAGTTTGATTCTTGGTGGTGGCTATGGAGGCATCTTAAATGAAATGGTACTTAATGAGGGAACCGTTCCACTCAATGAGTCTGTTAAATTTAAGGGTAAATTCCAAGAAGCCGAAGCTGTTAATAAGAATAAGAGACTTTATCCGTTCGAAGTATTAAACACCAATGTAGAAAAGTTACAAGAAACTATTAAAAGTGGTGGATTAATAGGCGAACTAGATCACCCAACTGATTCCATTATTCACTTCCTGAATTCGTCTCATAAAATCACCAAACTCTGGTGGGATAATAAGACGTTGATGGGTGAGGGAATCATTCTAAATACCCCTAATGGAAAAGTCCTGCGCTCCCTTATTAATGATGGAGTGCGTGTGGGAATTTCTTCTAGGGGCGTAGGAAACGGGAAGGTAAACGAAGAAGGTATTCTAGTGATTGGTGAGTCGTACAAGCTAATTACATTCGATGCCGTTGCTGATCCGAGCACTAACGCGGCCTTCCAAGAGAGAGTTGTCTCTCGGCGCGAAAGCGTAAAACAAATCCCAATACCAACTGAAACAAGTAAAAATGAGTCTAGCAGCATACATAGACTTAACAAACAATTACTAATTGCTTGCTTAGGTGGTATTGTTCACAAACAGGCCAAAGACATTAAAGCGAGGTTGAACTAATGGATAAGATTGTTGAAGCGCTGAGCAAATTACTTCCTGAAGAACAAGTTTCGGAAGTTGCGGATGCAGTTAAGACTGAACTCGAAGGAGCTGAGGCTTCTATGAAACAAGAGTACAGTGAAAAGCTCGAAGAAGCATATGCTGAGCTTTCTAAAGAGGTCAAAGAGACCGAAGAAAAAGGATACC